TGCGATAAAAGCGGGTGACACAAGAGGTGTGTTAAATGCTGCGGCAAAATCTGGATTAGGTTCAATGGCAGCACAAAGTCTAGCACAAAAAGCGGGTATAGGTGATAAAGTTTCTCGTTTAGGGGCATATTTTGCGACCGGCGGTGTAACCAATCCAATGATTGAACTGATTTACACTGCACCAGATTTTCGTTCATTTCAGTTTGAATTCATGTTTTATCCAAGAAGTGAAAGAGAAGCATTTGAAGTTCAAAAAATAATTGAACGCTTTCGTTTTCATCAAGCACCCGAACTGATGGGAGGTCTGTCACAACAAACAGGTCTATTGATACCACCGTCAGAATTTGATATCAAATTTTTCTATGCGGGTAGACAGAATCCTAACATACCGCCAATTGCTACATGCGTTTTAAAAAATGTTCAAATCAACTATGCGCCTAGAGGATTTTCCACATATGAAACAGTAGGAGAAAACTCTGCTGCTTTAGGTAGAACTGGTATGCCAGTTGCAATTCAAATGACATTGCAATTTCAAGAGACAACATTTATCACAAAAGAAGATTTTGGTATGGTGTCATCTTACAATGCTACCGTTGAACAAAAGAAACAAGGTATTTTTGCTAATCCAAAATATACGAAATAAAAAATGGCAAATTACTTCAATTATTTTCCACTAACCCTTTATACGTCTGATGATAACGGTAACAACTTAGATACTGTTACCAATATTATTGCACGATTTGGTTTTGAATCTTCTCTTAAAGAAAATTCATCGGCATTTTATCGTTATGATATAAAAGACGGTGACACACCAGAGTCAATAGCAACAAAGTATTATGGTGATCCAGAAAAACATTGGATCGTTCTTCTGTTTAATGACATCATTGATCCACAATATGACTGGCCTTTGACATATCCTAATTTTATTAAGTACGTTAGTGAAAAATATGCAGCAAATGGTGCAGCAAACGCCACAGTTCAATCGGGTTTAACATGGTCACAAAGCCAAAATAATGTACACTCATATTATAAATTGACAACACGGGCTCTTTCTGCTTTAACTGTGGATGACAAAACTATAATTGAAAAAGTCAGAGTTACAGCAAACACTTATGCTAATGTAGTGGCATCAACGACAGAGTATACTTTAAGCAATGGTAAAAAAGTTAATGAAGCAATTTCAAAAGAGAAATTGACTTATTATGAATATGAAACACAAGAGAATGAAACGAAAAGATCAATTAGACTTTTAAAATCGGAATTTGTTCCGATTGTTATGGAAGAATTTAGAGTTATTATAAACCCACAATGAATTTATCAGAATCTACACAATTTTTTATAAAAGAAGCAGCCATTCAATCTAAGGGTGGACCAATAGCCATAGCCAATCTGATTGAAGAGATACACTTTTATGATAATCTATTTTTACCTGTTTCTTCTGGTGAAGTTGTAATTACTGATACTGCAAAGTTAATTGAGAGGTTGCGCCCAGAAAATGATACGATTCAGTTTTATATAACAAAAAGTCCCAATAGTGACATAGCAACATTCAAAAAAACTTTTACGATTTACTCAATTACAAATAGAAAAAATCTGAATAATTCTAGTGAATCATATATTATACATTTTGTGGCTAATGAGTTAATTGTTTCCAAACAAAATAAGATTGCAAAAGGTTTTAAAGGTAAATATTCTAAATTTGCTCAAGATATTCTAACAGATAAAAGAATCGGTTTAGGTTTAGACTTAAAACAAATAGGTAGAATAGAAGAATCATCAGGCATAAGACGAATTATACCTCCAAACATACCGGCTCTTTCTACGTTAGAGTGGTGTGCAAAGAGAGCATTGAATACACAAAATGTTCCAGACTTTGTTTTCTTTTCAAATGTATCAGGGTATAATTTTTGTTCACTGTCTAGATTACTTACACAAGATCCAATCTTAGACATTACTTTTGCACCAAAAAATCTTGAACCAGATTCGTCTTTTTCCGAACTGAGTAGAGCAAGGGCATTTGAAGTGTTGTCTCAAACAGACACATTAACAAGACTTGAGAATGGCGTTGATTCGGGTGTCTTTATTGGTTTTGATCCAATCACAAGAACAATGGGAGAATTGCCTATCAGCGGTGATCAAACATTTAATTCAATGAAACACGCAAATGATAATCAAATAGGCTCCACAATTATCAACAAAAATGGCACATCAAATAAAACAAATTTTAATGCAAATCAAGTATTAAGTGTCAACAGTAAAAATCAAAGAGACAGTAAGTATGTAAAAAAGAAAAATCCTACAATCATTTCAGAAAATGAAACTCAGGAATTATTTTTACAACAAAGAAGAGCAATACTATCCAGATTAATGGAAAAAAGAATACGAATTGTTATGCCGGGTAATTTTCAACTTTCTTCTGGATACATTGTAAATATTGTCACACCAGGTTTCGGTGCAAGTACGAGAAATGAAGATCCAGGTTTTGACAGAAGTTTGACAGGAAGATATATCATTACAGGAACAAGACACATTATTAGTTTACGTCGTCAAATTACAATCATTGAAGTTGCTACAGACTCAACTATTGATAATAGAAAACTTTCTACAACTCAAGGGCAAATTGAAGCAATGAAGGTTTATAGTAAAATTACTGGAGCAAAATGATAGAAAGTAAAAAGAATTTTGCTGGTAAAGACGGCTTTATTTGGTGGACAGGTGTTGTTGAAGATCGTAAAGACCCTTTGAAACTGGGTCGTTGTCGTGTGCGCTGTTTGGGTTGGCATTCACCAAATAAAATGGAATTACCCACTGATTTATTACCTTGGGCTATACCGAGTGTTCCTGTAAACACAAGTGTAGTTTATGCACCAAAAGAAGGTGATATGGTGTTTGGATTTTTTCTTGATGCAGAAAATGCTCAACAGCCTGTTATGTTGGGTTCTTTTCCTAGCATACCTTTGAAAGCGGCAAATCCACAGCAACCGTTTAATGATCCAAGAACCGGTACACAACTTTCTACTGCACCAGTTAAACCTTATGAGTCAGCAACAAATTATCCACGCAAGTTAGATGAGCCAACAACATCACGACTTGCAAGAAATGATTCTGATTATCCATCAGAGATTGTAGCAGCAAAGAAAAGTAAACGTGCAAGCAAGGTTGAGCCAGCACCTTATTATGCAGCACAGTATCCATACAACAACGTATATGAATCTGAATCAGGTCATGCATTAGAGTTTGATGATACAAAGGGTGCAGAACGAGTTCACATTTATCATCGTTCTGGCTCATATACAGAATGGGGACCAGATGGTGATCGTGCAGAAAGAATACAAAGAAACAAGTTTGAAGTTGTCGTAGGTAACGATCAAGTGTATGTCAAAGGCGATGTTACAATTTATGTTGACGGTGACTATGATTTAAATGTGACTGGAGATATCCGAATAAATGGTAAGACAATTAATCTAAACTAATAAAATGCCAGCGATTAGTAGAGTAAGCAAAGATAAACATATTGGTCATGCTGGACCATCACGACCATATCATCAAACACCTTATGCCGAAGGTTCAACGAATGTGTTTGTTAATGGTGCAGCAGCCGTAAGGCTTGGGGATAAAACTGCTTGTGGTGATCCCACAACAAGTGCAAGCAGCACAGTATTTGTAAATGGTATTGGTGTTCATCGTCAAGGTGATTCAACGGGTGGGCATGATGGATGGGTGCCTAATTCTTCGGCATCGGGTTCACCGAATGTGTTTGCGGGGTAATAAATGGCAGAATTAGATGCATCAGGATACACATTTACAAGTCAACCAACGAAGGAAGAGACTGAGATATTTGAATACTTTGGTTTTGATTACACTGAGAACAATCCAGGTTATGTGAGTTCTAATTTTAATGCGTATATCGGCATCTATTGGGCAGATAACGGCGACACAAACAATCCGAGTTAATAAAAAATGACAATAACATTAAGAAGCACAAAAGGCACAGCACTTACTTATTCAGAGATGGATGAGAACTTTCGTGACTTGCGATTTGATACAACTTTACAACGTGCTGCTACAAACGGAAATACGATTACGGGAGACATATCTGTTACAGGTAATGTGGTTGCAAGTGGTAATGGTTCTGTTGTTCAAATACAGCACGTATCTGCAATGCCGACAGCACACATTTCAACTGTAACGACAAACGAAGCGACCGTTTCACTTATTGCTGGCATTAGACCAAAATTTTCAACCAGCAGAATTCACGTACATTTTTACAGCACTATGGCTTATGGCAGTGTTAGTCCGTTGATAACTCTTTTGTATAGAAGAATTAATGGTGGTGCTTATACAGCCTTAACTCCTTTTACAAACACAACCACTCGTTATACCTATGGTTGGAATTACTTAGGTGGGGATGCTTGGATGCCTCTCAATAATTTTTATGTAGATTATCCCGGAACGACAGGACTTGTTGAATATGTGGTAAACTATAGACTTATTAGTGGTTCTACAACTTCATACGTAGTTCATCAATATATGGAATATGGTTACTTTTTAACAGAAGTTGCATAAAATAACAGAATAAATAGAAGATGGCTAGCACAATAAAATCTAAAAACCCGCTTATACAATCTGAGAGAGTTTACAGAGACTTAGACCTGTCTTTTAATGTTCATCCAGTCAAAAAAGATGTAACGAAACATTTGAATGAATATGCTGTAATTAACTCAGTAAAAAACTTAATTTCAACTAACTTCTTTGAGCGTCCGTTCAGACCTCAAATTGGTAGTGGTTTGAGAAATTTGTTGTTTGAAAATGTAGATCCGATTATCTCAGCGCAAATTGAAAGAGCAATACAAGAAACAATATTGAACTATGAGCCCAGAGTAGAAATTGAAAACATTACGGCTACAGCATATCCGGATGATAATCGTTACAGTATATCAATGACTTTCTTCGTCATCAACAATCCAAACCCAATTACCATTGATTTCTTCTTAGAGAGAATTAGATAAAAATGGCAGATCGTTTAAAAGTAACCGAACTTGATTTTGACACAATCAAGGACAATTTAAAAACATTTTTGAATCAACAAGCCGAGTTTACCGACTACGACTTTGAGGGTTCTGGATTAAATATTCTCTTAGATATTCTTGCTTATAATACTCATTATCAAGCATACTATTTGAACATGATTGCAAATGAAGCATTCATGGACACCGCTTTGCTTCGTGATTCTGTTGTATCACACGCTAAAACTTTAGGTTATGTTCCTTATTCACGCAAATCTGCCAGAGCAGTAATTAACTTTACTGTAAATACCGCAACAACGACCGCATCTACTGTTACTGTACCAAAGGGTTTCAGATTTTTATCAGATGATATTGATGGTGTGAGTTATAGCTTCGTTACACTGTCGGAGAACACATCAACAAAAGCGAATACAGACTTCTCTTTTATTGAATTACCAATTTACGAAGGGCAACTGGTAACTTATTCATTTACTCAAAATGATTCAACAAACCCAAAACAATTATTTGTTTTGCCTGACACGGATGTGGATACATCAACTTTATTTGTGACTGTGCAGCCATCGCCCGAAAATACGGACACTATTGTTTACACACTTGCTTCAGACGCATCTAATACGTCAACACAGGCTGAAGTTTTTTATTTACAAGAAAATAAATCACAACAATATGCAATTTATTTTGGTGATGATGTAATAGGTAAAAAAATACCTGATGGTTCAATTGTTGCAGTAGAATATTTGGTAACAAACGGTGACGCCGCAAATAAAGCAAACAACTTTGTCGCAACTGATGCATTGGTTGATTCTTTAGGTGGTTCTCAAACAGATTTCATTATTGATCCAGTTAGTGAAGCGGCCGGCGGTGCTGAAAGAGAATCTGTAGACAATATAAAATTTGCCGCACCTCTACAATATACAACGCAGAATCGTTTGGTAACTTTTTCTGACTATGAAGCATATATTCAAAAAAGTTATCCAGCGGTCAATTCTGTTTCTGTTTGGGGTGGTGAAGATGAATCGCCACCAAAGTTTGGTATCGTCTACATTGCTTTGAATCCTAAAGAGGGTTACTATATTTCTGATACCGAAAAACAAAGAATTATTGATGAAATTATCAAACCAAAAGCCATCGTCGCAATTCAAACCGTTATTCGTGATCCAGAGTATCTCTATCTAAAACTTGTTTCGTCGGTTAGATACACAAAGTCTAAAACAACACAAACAGAAGATCAGTTAAAAACTTCTATCCGAAATTCCATTTTAAACTACAAAACAACTAATCTTGACAAATTTGATTCACAATTTATTTTGTCGCGGGTACAAGATAGCATAGATAAAGTAGACACAAATTCAATTATTGGTTCTAGTGTGTCCGTTCGTTTACAAAAAAGATTTACACCAACATTGAATGCTTCTACACCATACACTATTAATTTTAATGTACCTTTGCGTAGAGGCACTATTGGTAATAAATTAACGTCAACTTATTTTACTGTTGCGGATTCAAATGGTGTGGATCAAACAGTTCAATTTGATGAAATACCCCAATCATTTTCCGGCATTTCATCAATACAAGTGGTAAATCCAGGTTCGGGATTCACCTCAGCGCCAACAATTACGATTAATGGTGACGGTACTGGTGCAACTGCTGCTGCAACAATTTTAAATGGTCAAATTCAAAGAATAGATATAGTTAATCGTGGTATTGATTATACACGTGCTACAGTAACAATCTCCGGTGGTGGAGGCTCTGGTGCTGTAGCTACTGCCATAATTGATGGAAGAGTGGGAACAATTCGCACCGTTTATTATGATTCTTTTGCTCAGAGGCAAGTGGTTGATGAAAACGCAGGAGAAATAGATTATGATGCAGGCGTCATCACCATTTCCAATATTTTGATTAAGAACATTGAATCGGCCGATGGGCAAATTCGTTTAACGATTGAATCTGAAAAAGATATTATAAGTTCATCAAAAAACACTATTATTACGATTGATCAAGATGATCCAACCTCAATTAGTACAACGTTAGAGACTGTGTAATGTCAGCGGCAGATTTAAAAACATCCTTATTTGTTCAAAGACAAGTTCCGGAATTCATAGCAGATGAATATCCTAAATTCATTACGTTCTTAGAAGCGTACTATGAGTTTTTAGAGGCTCAGCCGAACACAACGGTAACGTCAAACAATTTAATTACTAAAGCAAAAACTTTAAGAAGCATTAAAGATGTTGATGACTCTATTGAAGAATTTGAGAAAAACTTTTATAACACTTATGCTGCTTTAATTCCACTCAGTGTACAATCAAATAAAGCACTCCTTTTCAAACATCTAACAGACATTTATCGTTCTAAAGGTGGAGAGAACTCTTTTAAATTATTATTCCGGTTAGTTTTTGGTGAAGATATTGAAGTTATTTTACCGAAAAATAACGTTCTTCGTGCATCAGCAAGTAAGTGGCAAGTAGATAATCTATTAAGAATTAATAAAGATGTTTCAAGTCGTTATATTGGTGATGGCACCAAAAAAGTATTTTATCTTGCAAAACAAGTTGGTGTTGATGAAGTAGACATTTTTGTTGATAATGTTTTAAAAACACCAGAAGTTGATTACTTTATTAACAAAGAGTATCGCAGATTAGTTTTTTATTCTGCACCAGCAAATAATGCCATCATTACTGCAAGATATTTAAACTTTAATGCAAATCTTTTAAATAATCGTAAAGTTACAGG